TTGAACTATGGGTTTTATAAAAGATAATAAAATAGAGATACAACTGGTAGTGGCAGTATTACTAATACTGTTCGGTTGTGTCCTTGTTGTGATGGCTTTTGGGGTAGCACCATTAGGTATAATAGATAATAGTGTGTTATGGGTACTAGGACAAATATTAGTGTTTAGTGGTACTTTATTTGGCATAGATTATCATTATAGAGTAAGACAATAAATAAATTTAGCCTGTAGTCCTTTATTGGATTGCAGGCTAATCTAGTTAATAGAATATAAATTTGTTAATAAAATACACTAGCGTTACTGAATAAACACTATCTTTACAAAACATTTACTAGGCACGCACTTAATCGGTGATTTTGCCGAAACATTAATTATTATAATTATGGAAGTAAATGCTAAAACATTTGTAGAGTTAGTTAACAGTGGTAAAATGAATCAATCTGAGAAGTTTGGTACTTGGTTCTCTAGTACAGATAAACAGGATGGCAAACAACTGATTGATGATTTGAAGATGAGGTATGATAAAGCTAAGAAACATTTGGAATTAATGGAGCAATATATCAATGTTTTAAAGGCAGAAGATATAGATGATATAATTAATGACAAAAAGATAACTAAACTCTTTGAAGGTATTAAAGATACTAAAAAGAGAGAAGAACTTTTACAAGCCTATAAAGCCGCTAAAGCTAACAACTATTAAATGTGTGGGCTACTAACTTCGGTTGGTAGCCTATTTTAATTTGATAGTTATGGCTATGGATTATGAGAAGATATATAGAATAGCATTTGAGTTACCTAGTCCGCCCAAAGAGCCAAAATATGATTGGGCAGCTTACATTATCTTTCCTTATGTTAGATTCCTTAATAAGGAAGGGTATGGGTTTAGTGTATTCTGTAAGGATAATGATGATAAAACTACTGATTTTATATATCTTAATGCTAATTGGGGTGTAGTACTAAAGCAGCATCTACTTACTAGGTATAGAAAGAGGATTCAAAAGGAATTAAATAGTTTAGATATTAGAAGTAATTCTAAGGATAGAATATTATTACTTATTAATGCGGTGTTTAATTTGTGTGTGAAATGTGCCTTATTTGAATTTGATACTGATAATTACTATATATATACTAGATTAGGGTTTATTCCATCTTCTAGATTAAGTGAGCATATTTTTGAAGGTAAGACTTTTCTTAGTGTTGACTTGCTAAAACCGAATCAGCTAAAGGTTTGGGAAGAAATAGAATTAAAGATAGGAAATGTTAATAATAAACCTCTAGATACATTAAAGATTGAAGCTACTTATGATTATGAACTAGGTAAGTTTGTATATCACTAATAAGGGGAATGGGGTAATATTTTAAGCTGACAGTGCTTTAAACCCCAGCCCTCCCTACTTTCTACGGCTGTAACTTTTCAATTATGTAAAACTTGATATAAGTACATAATATGACCCTACGTTACTTTATAAGCCATTAATTATACTAGATAAGTTTGCAGGTATCAAATACCTTTGTATCTTTGTATCAAAATAGTATTAACAACGTCTTTTAAGCACGAAATACGCTAAAGGCTTGATATTCAGCCCAAGTTTCAACTCTTTTAATGTTGGGGTCCTGGGTTCGAGCCCCAGGCGGATCACCAAAGAATCAGAGAGTTACACAAAAGTAACTCTCTTTTTTTATACCTGAATTGCATTGGTTTACATGGCTCAGTTTGAAAACTTGGGGGAATTAGTGGTTCAGTAGATTTTTCGTGGGGATAATTTCGGTTCAGTAGATTTTTCGTGGGGATAATTTTTTATCTTCGTGAAGTATTGCTTACTTTGCATTATGAAAAACGATTAT